CTTTTTTATATCCATAATACTTTGTCCTCGGTCTTTGCAATGGTAGTTTCTCTAAATAAAATTCTTCATACTTGTATGTCTTATGACACTTGTATCCCTCGCCATAGATTTTATCTGACCACATCTGGCAAGCTTCTTCCGTATCAAAGTGAACAACAGTAAGTAAACTATATAATATTATTTTATTCATTGAAAGATACCATATTTAATTTATCTAAAAATAAATTTCTATTGTAAACTCTATGTTTTAATCTTTGATAAAATGCTGACCAACTTGGGAACCACTCTTCTTCTTGAGATATTTCTTTGATAACAAAGATTGTAATATCAGCTGGTACATCTTCAAGATTTTGTGCAAGTGCTTTGATACGTACTGTCATATCTTCAACACCACCTTTCGTTTGAACAACACTTGCAAGCCACGTAAGTCTTTGAATTATTTCAGTTTTTGGTAATGGCACCAATGTTTTTAATACTTCTGTTTTTGCTCGAGCAAGTATTTCTTTTGACTCAACATCAAGTTCTAACCTGGCAATACTTGGATCAGAAACTCTACGTCTCAGTTTCTTTATCATTGGAAAATTCTGCAATGAGTCCAGCATATAAGCCATTGATTGATCCGTTAGAATTGGATGATCGACTTGCTTTAAACTTGTTAATGCTTGTGATTTTTGCTGATCGTTCAGCTTCTCTGGCACACCAGTTATGGTATCCCCTTTCCCAGTCTTTGTATTTCGTTGGGTCTGTGCCAAGATAGTAGTTGATAAACTTATATGTTTCATTGTCATGATTGAGTATCCCCTTTCCATGTTTGCGATCAATCTCTTCAATAGTTTTTTTCTTTGGTTTCCAATCTTCCTTTATAGAGTAATCTAGGTTACTTGATAGGTTAGAGTGCATCTCATGCACCACGTGGTGCATCTCATGCACTACCTCTTTGTCATTTGGATACAAATAGTATCTATTAGACTTCATACTGTTTCCTGAGATTATTTTTATATATCCAAATGATTCTAATTTTTGTATTTTATATTTAACTGTACGTATACCAAAGCCAGTTTTTTTTGCTATCGTTGTAAAGCTTGGATAACATTCACCAGTTTCATTGTCTGCATAATCTGCAAGACAAAGTAAAATAAATTTGCATATACCATCATCAATAGTATCATCACTCCATACTTTAGCCATTAAACTAAAACTCATTAATCACCTCTCCATTCCCTATTCATATTCATCTTTTTTATTTTAAAAAATCCATCATGCTGAGGATATCTTACATGAAAAAGCCTAGCATATAAAGCTATGAAATCATTAGATATTTTAAAATCTGTACCTTTGGTAACAATAGTTGTTTCCCATCTTATTCGGTTTACTATTAACCAAGCAGAACATTTTTGATGACCAGCTGCAATAGCAACGAGTGAAAATTTTTCGAACAATTTCCAAACGTGTGGGTTATCTTTGTGCCATTCCCACCATTTTTCTTTAAGTGTCATAGAAATAAATCTCCTTGTGCTGGTGGTTCTCCAAGTTCACTAAGTATATATTCTTTAAGTTCGTTGGCTTTGATATAATCACTAGCATCTCTTCTCATTATATGACCAGAGCGATAGCCAGATTTTGTAGTAGGTAATTGAATAGTATCTTGTGCATAGAAAAGACCATTCTTTTGTTTTACAAACTCTACTTCATTACCTCTTGCTTGATACTCATAACAATGATGGTGTGATCCACCATTTTTTTGTAGACAATAACCAAAGTGTTCGATCTTTACATCAATCGTTATTCTATTCCATTCTATTTCAAATGTTTCAACGTTTGTATTCTCAACAAATCCCCAGTAAGTTGAGTGTTTATTATGCCACCAATCATATTTACTAAATTTTTCATGAACAAATTTGTTGGCATCTTCTTCATAAGTTTCTTCACCTTTACGGTACTTACAATTACCTCCATCTTTTCCCCATATATATTCTGATATGTAGAATCTTTTACCAGATTCATTGAGTACCTCAGCTACATAATCAAGTGGTATCTTTGGTTTCATTTTGTGTATCCCTTATTATTTCTTCAAAAGTTTTTGCTGACATAATTACTACTACTTGTGGTTCTCCAGTCTTTCTTTTGTAAAAGGCTATGTCACGTTTATCTAGTACCTTGAACGGACTTGGAAATTTTTCGGTGGTTCGATACTTTACCTCGGCAATATAATTTTTGTTCTTTGGGGACAAAATTATATCACCTCGGTACTCACCACCTAAACTGCCAGATAGGGGTTGACGTTTAGCTTTTATGCCAAGCTTTATCAACCAGTCTACAAACCATTTCTCATGGTATGTTCCTTTTCTTTTATTTTTATGAGTCATTTGGTTTTGGATATGGTTCTGTTATCAATCTAATATCAAGTGAATCACACCAAGCTAGTAGATTATATATACTTGGAGTTCTATATCCATGCTCCCATTTACTAAGTGTTGACTCTGATATTCCTATTTTGTGTGCAAGATCAGCTTGAGTTACACCATGATATATTCTCTCATGGTGTAACAGTTTAACGATAGCTCTGTAATCGTTCCAAGGCTTCATCAATACAAACCTAGTTTTTGTTTGATGTGTGATTCATTGAATGATTCATGATGATCTTCTGTACCTGGTATAAATTCAATCTCCTCACCATCTTTATTTCTAGCCCACCATACATCAGGATCATATTCATCTTGGTCCAATACCCAAGCTTGACCTCTTGTATGTATCATATCACCAGTTGAATAGTGACGTAGTTCTCCACAAATTTCATAAGTTCTATACTCCATAGTTCCATTCCTCCCATACTTGAAGTAGTGCTGCTTGCATTTTTGATGCAGTTAAAGAGTTATCAGCTAAGTAATGTATTAATTTTTCATCAGCTCTTACTGTTTGGACATGACTTGAACCATGACCACCAATATCAGTAATACTGAAAAGAGTTCCTTGATCCCAAGTAACTAAATAGTTTTCAATTATTAAGCCAAGTTTTCCTAAGTCTGCTCCTGTTTTTTCTTCTTTGATTTTTTCTTCTTTGATTACGGTATATACATGTCCACTTTCATCAAAAGCATAATCATATTTAGTCATTGCACTTCTCCATTCCAGTATAAATCTCTTTCGATTTTACCACCGAAAGGAGCAAGCTTCATATTCTTGAGTTCGTCTAAACTTACATAACCAAGTTCAGTTTCATAACCTAGATTGCAATGACCAAATGCTATGTCATTGTCATCTAGTTCTGATAGATACCAAGTACCTACACCATATGGATTAAATAATTTTACGATTGGTTTAAAAGATTTGGTGCCATCTACATTTGCTTTATGATTAGCACGTAGCTGGCTCTCTATTTTTTTAGTAAGTAGTTGCATATTTTTCTCCCAATTTTATCTAATTTTTTGCCAATGCTTTAGTAATTCTAAAATGTATTCTCTATCTGGTTGAGGAAGTTCTTTTAGGATTGTATAAATTTCTACTAAAGTTTCTGTTTCTTTTATACTTTTGTCCATATTGTATCCTTTCTACGAAATAAAAATTATAAATGAAACGAATGCAATGACAGCGACAGCTGCCATTGCTTCAGTAATGTAAAATCTAATCATGGATAGTCAGCCCAGTATTCATTCCAATGTTCTTCAACAACTTCTTGAATGATACCTTTTTCAAACTCAGTATTACGATTGAGTTTTTTTGCTACCCAGTTGGTAGCTTCACTTACATTTTGAAATGATCCAAACTCTTGATGATACTCAACGCATAGTCCATTGAGATCAGCTTCAATTTCTGGTATAAGATTGTTATTTATATAACTCATTACACATTCTCCATCTTTGTTAAGTAATTTGCATACTCTTCTAAATGCTGATTGTGTTCTTCATTTACAGACCACATTTCAGAAAGGAACCATTCCTTATTGAAATCCCTATCCATACTTTCGAATTTGTCTGCTACTAATCCCACCATCTTTAATGGAATATCTGGACCTAAGTGTTTTATGAACCAGTTATAATGTGCTGCTTCAAACAATTTTTTTTGTTGTGGTATAGCCATGATGTGTATCCCCTTTCATTTGCTATAATTACCAATTCTATCACACTATGACATAGTGTCAAGTGAACAAAAAAAGGGAGTCAGCGAAGCTGACTCCCTCTCTTTTTGTTTATGATGCTACCTTTAGGTCTGCTACCTCCTCTCCATTTGCATCTGGTTTGGTTCCGTTACTTGCAAGGTTTCCAAGTTCGATCTCGTCATTTCCCTCAGCTGCCTTATCTCTTAAATATGCAAATGCTTTCTCAAGATTCCTCAACATCTTGATCTGTGCTTCCGCTTGATCAAGTTTGATCTTTGCTTCTTGTACCTCAGCATCAGTACCAATATCAGCATCTCTACGTCTTATTGCACTTTGGTGCATAGTACACAACAGATCACGGAAGTGATGAACACCTTTGTAATACTTACCACCTAAGATTGATCGTTCGATAGTCTTGTATAACTGATCGAATATGATCTGTTGTCCTTTGTGTGATACACTGATCTTACCATCTTTAGTATCACATACTAATGTTTCTTCTAATACTTTAACTAACTTGTTTACTAAATTTGTCATCTTTAACTCCTTATGACTAACTTGATTTCTATTTAATACTAACTAATATACTTATTAATTAATGCCTATCAGAATATCATGCTCAGATTGTGGTCAAAGCAGAATTTGACATGCCAAGATGCATTTTCTTACAAAGAAATAGCACTCCGTAGGAGTGCAAATAAGATAGAATGAAAATGGATGTTGTTGAATTGGCATCACAAATTGTGCTTTGAATTGGTCAGGCATTCGTATGAGAATGAGAAAGAACGCAAGCAATATGAGTATGATATTCTGCTAAAGTCGTGTCAATCAAAAGCGATTTCATAATAGTGCAAGGCATGATGTATGCCTTGCTCAATATAACCTGGTAACAGCTTTGCTGTTGCCATAGTGAAATCGCTATTGTAAGCGAAAAGGGAATGAATGCACTGCATGGTGCTTCCATGCAAAACGAACACCCCTCGACGGGGTCGTTCGTTTATTCTGATCTTCGATCAGAGCATAGAGTATGGCTGTGATCTAGATGCGTTGCAACGTGAAACGTTGCTTTGCATCTTCTTTATCACAGTCATTCAGTTTCGGTGAAGCTATCCCCATTTCGCTATTGACATGGTCGATTAGATAGAGTTTCATGCAACTCATGAACACACTCAAGAACCTCGCAGATCAGTCTACGATCACCGCAAAACAACGAAAGCTGGTGGATACACTCGTAGCAACTGGATGCAGCATCAAGAAAGCTAGTGAAGTAGCTGGATATGCAAAGGGAGAAAGTGGTAGAGTCAGTGCTAGCAAGGCTCTCAAGAATCCAAACGTGCAAGCTTACTTGATGTTGCAGGTATCGGAAAGTATAGGACTCAATGCTACGAAAGCTAGTCATAGGTTACTCCAGCTTTCACAAGATGCTAAGAGTGAGTACGTACAGCTAGAAGCAAGCAAGGATATACTGGATCGAGCAGGGTTCAAAGCTCCTGATAAACACCAGCATCTTGTTGCTGGGGATATCAAAGTAAACATATCTCTTGACTAAAATGAACTCGCAAGCTCGTACTATATTTATTGGGTTATCTGTCTACATATTAATTTAATCTTACTGTACCCCCTCTGGGGGGCTGGGGGGGAAAATAGCGACTCTGTTACGGTAAGTAGTCCTTCACAAACATTTTTAGCTTGAAAAGCTCTAAAAAATATTTAATGGTTAGTTAGGAGGTCGCTATGGCAAAGACACCAGCTTGGCAAAGAAAAGAGGGTAAGAACCCCAAAGGTGGTTTGAATGCTAAAGGCAGAGCAAGCTACAAAAAGGGTACTCTCAAGCCACCAGTGAGGAGTGGTGATAATCCTCGTCGTGCATCTTTCTTAGCAAGGATGGGTAATATGCGTGGTCCAGAAAAGGATTCTAAGGGAAAACCTACCAGACTTCTTCTTAGTTTGAGAGCTTGGGGTGCAAGTTCGAAGGCAGATGCTAGAGCCAAAGCAAGAGCAATCAGTAAAAGGAATAAAGCATAATGGTAAAGAAAACACCCAGACAAATTGCAGCTATTAAAAAAAGAAAAGCTAAGAATAAAGATACAAGCACTAAAGTAGCAAGTATGACTATGAAAGAAATGTTAAGTTATATAAAAGATGAACCAGGTTTATATAAATACATTAAGGGTAGAACTGGTTGGACAGATAAACAAATGTATATAAAATTTATGGATGATCCTATAAGTTATGGAGAATTTAAAGGTGAATTTGATATGATGAATTATAGTGGTCGTGGTCCAGATGATTAGAAAGAGTTAAAATGGCAGTAAACGCAGCTGGTAATTATACCAAACCTTCAATGAGAAAAAGTTTATTCAACAGAATCAAAGCTGGTAGTAAAGGTGGCAGACCTGGTCAATGGTCAGCAAGAAAAGCACAAATGTTGGCTAGAATGTATAAAGCCAAAGGTGGGGGATATAAGTGAAAGCTCCTCAACGATCTTTACTTAACTGGGGTAAACAGAAGTGGAGAACTTCTGATGGTTCTCCATCAAAAGGTAAGAAAAGATATTTACCAGATGCAGCTTGGAAAGCATTAAGTGCAAGTGAGAAAGCAGCAACCAATCGTGCAAAAGCAAAAGGTAATCGTTCCGGCAAGCAGTTTGTAAGGCAACCAAAGAAGATTGCACAGAAAGTTAAGAAGTATCGAACATGAGTTTTTTACATACCTTGAGTGATAAAGAACGCAGAATGTTAAGGAACGTGGTAAAGACAGTACATCTTAAACACTTTCCCAAGCAATTTGCGACTGATTACGAAGCTGATAAATTAATTGCAGTAATTGGTCCAGAAACTGTAGAAAAACTACTTAAAGTGGCTATTGACCATAAGATTGATGATAGATAGTGCCTAGCTTTAACTACAAACCAGATGGTGAAATACTAAAATCTTTTATGAAAGACTCTAATTTTTTTAGAGGAATAAGAGGTCCAGTTGGTTCTGGTAAGTCTGTTGCTTGTTGTGTTGAAGTATTTCGTAGAAGTCTTGAACAAAAGAAAAATAAAGAAGGTGTTCGTAAATCTCGTTGGGCTGTAATTAGAAATACAAACCCACAGTTAAGAACAACTACTATAAAGACTTGGTTAGACTGGTTTCCAGAAGATACTTGGGGAAAGTTTCATTGGTCAGTACCATATACACATCATATCCAAAAAAACGATTTGGATATGGAAATTATATTTTTAGCATTAGATAGACCAGAAGATGTAAAGAAACTTCTTTCTTTGGAACTTACTGGTGTTTGGATTAACGAAGCAAGAGAAATACCTAAAAGTATTATTGATGCGTGTACTATGCGTGTTGGTCGTTACCCATCTATGCGTGAGGGTGGTGCAAGTTGGTCTGGTGTGATTGCAGATACCAATGCTCCAGAAGAAGATCATTGGTGGGCAATTATGGCTGGTGAGGTTCCAATACCAGACCACATTCCAAAAGAACAAGCAAAGATGCTAATTAAACCTGATAACTGGGGATTTTTTACACAACCACCAGCAATGAAAGAAACACTTGATGATCGTGGTGAAGTAAAAGATTACAGTATGAATAAAAAAGCAGAAAACTCTATTAATATTTTAGATACTTATTATCCTAATCTTATTCGTGGTAAGACTAAAAGTTGGATAGATGTTTATGTAATGAACAGATTGGGTGCAATACAGGAAGGAAAACCTGTATATCCACAGTTTGTTAGTGAAACGCATATTGCAACTGAAGAAATACCTATTGCAATGGGTGTTCCTTTGTACATTGGTATTGATTTTGGTCTTACTCCAGCTGCCGTTTTTGGTCAAAAAGTTAGAGGTCGTTGGTTAATACAATCAGAAATTGTTGCTATTGATATGGGTATAGTTCGATTTGCAGAATTGTTACGACAAGAGATAGCAACACGTTTTGCTGGTCTTGATGTAAACATTATTGGTGATCCAGCTGGAGATTTTAGAGCGCAAACAGATGAATCGACTCCATTTCAGATATTAAGGGGTGCTGGGCTGAGGGCTATCCCAGCACCTTCGAATAGTGTAGACCTTAGATTAGAGTCAGTTTCATCACAGTTGACTAAAATGTCAGATGGTAAACCATCTTTTTTGATAGACAGAAGGTGTCCAATGCTGATAAAAGGGTTTCAAGGAGGATATTCTTATAGGAGAATGCAAGTGTCAGGAGAAAGATATGATGACAAACCAGAAAAAAATATGTATTCTCATATTCATGATGCTTTGCAGTACCTGATGTTGGGTGCTGGAGAAGGAAGGCAACTTATGGCTGGACAAAAACCCCTTTCTTCGTTTAATGCGAGAATGGACTATGATATATTTAAACGGAAACCATTTAAGAAGAGAAGTATATGGCAAAGATTAGGAGGTTAATATGTGTTTATTTGGAGGTGGTAGCTCTGCTCCTACGAGGGATTTGGAAGCGGAAGCAGCCCAAAAAGCCGAACGTGAACGTCAGGAAGCAGAAAAAGCCAGAGCCAAAGAAAAGGCAACGGAAAGCCAAGTAAGACGTGGTACTCCTCTTGTTCAGTATGTTCAAGCACCACAAGAGCCAAAAGCACCAGACCTTACAACAGAAAGACTTGGTAAAGGCGAATCCTTAGCACAAACACAAAGAAAAAAACGTACACGTTTAATGGGTCGTGGTCGTGCTAGGGGTAGAAGATCACTTCTTACAAGTACAGGTATGGGTTATTATGGGGGTAGAGTATAATGATATTTAACTTTCATAACCTTTCTGATGACCAAATTGCTAAAGAATTGATGGATAAATATCAAAGAGCAAAGACAGTAAGGGATCAATTTGTACCTTTGTTTGAAGAATGTTATGAATTTTCTATGCCACAAAGAGAATCTTTTTATACAGAAGCAATAGGACAAAGAAGAGATGAAAAGATATTTGATGAAACAGCAGTTGTTGGTGTTCAAGAGTTTGCTTCAAGATTACAACAAGGTCTAGTTCCAAACTTTGCAAGATGGGCTGATTTCATTGCTGGCTCTGAAGTACCTAAAGATCAACGTGAAGCAGTCAATAATGATTTAGATGAGGTAACAGAATATGTTTTTGAAATATTACAAAACTCAAACTTCGGTCAGGAAGTTCATGAGTCATTTATGGATTTGGCAGTAGGCACTGGTGTTCTTCATGTAACTGAAGGTGATGCAGTTCAACCGATTGTGTTTTCAGCAATACCTTTACCTCATGTAGTATTAGATACTGGTCCTGATGATAAAATAGATCATGTTTACCGAGAGAGAAATGTTCGTTATTCTCATATTCCTTTACTGTATCCTAATGGTAATTTCTCTAAACAGTTAATGGATAAGATGCAACAAACTCCAGATGCAAAAACAAAGATATTGGAGGTTGTTTGCAAGGATTATTCTAAATTAAATCAAGATGCACATTTTGATTATGTTGTAGATTGTGAAAGTAAAACACTTATTAGAAGTAATTCTTTTGATGGTGTTGGTTCAAATCCCTATATTTGTTTTCGTTGGTCTAAATGTAGTGGTGAAGTTTATGGTCGAGGACCACTAATGAATGCACTTTCAGCTGTAAAAACTACAAACTTAACAATGCAACTTGTGTTAGAAAATGCACAAATGGCTATATCTGGTATCTATCAACTAGATGATGATGGTATAGTTAATCCAGATACAATTAGTTTAGTACCTGGGACAGTAATACCAAAAGCACCAAACTCAGCTGGCTTGCAACCAATAAGGGCTGCTGGCAACTTTGATGTAAGTCAATTTATATTTTCAGAAATGAGAATGAATATTAAGAAAGCTTTGTATAATGAAATGCTAGGTGATCCAAATAAAACTCCAGCTACTGCAACAGAGATAGCAGAACGTATGGCTGATTTATCAAGACAGATTGGTTCTGCATTTGGTAGATTGCAATCAGAAATGGTACAACCAGTTTTGCAAAGAGTAGTTCATATTCTTAGAAAGCAAGGAAGAATAGAAATACCAACAGTAAATGGTAGACAAGTGAAAGTAAGGTCATCATCTCCATTAAGTCAGGCACAATCAAGACAAGATATAAGTTCTACAACACAATGGTTACAAGTTGTTCAACAAGGGTTTGGTCCAGAAATAATGAATTTACTTGTTAGTGGTGAAGAAGTTGCAACCTATCTTGCTAAAAAATATGGTGTACCAGATAGCTTAATAAGAGATGCTAATGAAAGACAACAGATAACACAGATTATGCAACAAGCACAAATGATGCAACAAGCACAACAGCAAGGAGAAGAAGTTGCAACGCAATAGTTATGTTGGTATTGATGGGATACAAAGAACAAAAGAATCAGATGAAATAATAAGTAAAAATGTAAGTGCAGTATTTGATACCCCTGCTGGAAAAGAGGTATTGAATTATTTAAGGTCAATAACTATTGAAAGTGTTAATGGACCAATTATTGAACCTAACCAACTTTTGCATCATGAAGGTCAAAGATATATTGTTGCAATCGTTGAAAACAGAATTAAACACTCAAAAAGGATAAAAACAAATGGCTGAAGAAAATCAAACAACTGAAGATGTTTCACGTGAAACAACCTTAGAATCTTATACTCAAGCACAAGAAAGTACTGACACAGCTGACACAACTGACATAACTGATAGACCAGAATGGTTGCCAGAAAAATTTAAATCAGAAAAAGATTTAGCTGAAGCATATAGTAATCTTGAAAAAAAGATTGGTCAAAAAGAAGAAGATTTAAAAAAACAATGGGAAGAAGAACTACAAATAGAAGCCTATAAAGATAGACCAGAAAAGGTTGGTGATTATATTTTGCCAGAAAATATAGATCAATCTATGTCCGCAGACGATCCATTGTTAAAGTGGTGGGCTGATTATTCTTTTGAAAATGGTTCATCACAAGAAGAATTTAGCACTG